GAAAACCGAGCGCCGCACGCTGTGCACCGCATGTATCGTACTGGAACGCGCGTGCAATAGCCGTAGACGTTACGGCTGTCGCACTGCGGACATTTCGGCCTGTCCATTACGTCACCCCAGTCGTAGCCGGCGTTCAGCAGCCGCTACCTTTGAGGCCGCACGGGATGGAGAAACATCGGACTTCGGCGCCGCCTTGGCGCGAGCCTTGATTTCTGTGCGGAGCAGCGCAACCGTCTCATCGTACGACTGGACTGCGTCGATCAAGCCGAACTCTTTGGCTTTGGCGGCCAAATGGGTTTTCCCGTCGGCGAGCTTGCGCACCGCCGCTATGGGCATTCGCCGCCCACGGGCGACGGCGACGTTCAAATGCTCCGCGATAGCGTCTACCTCCTCCTGGATGCCCGCGATCGCCTCATCCGTGATAGGTAGGCCGTCTACGATCTCGCCCTTACTCGCGCCGCTCTTGACGACACGCACCTCGATCCCGGCCGCCTCGGACGCCCTCGATCGATCCTCCAGCACTACCATAACACCGATGCTCCCCACCGAGGCCGTACGATTCGCCGAGACGTACCCGGCCTGCGACGCCTGGAGATATGCGGCCGACGCCCCCAGGTCTGATATGTGAGCGTACAGAGGCTTCTCCGCCGCTAGTCGGCGCAAGTCATCCGCGAGATCGAACGCCCCGGCTACCGTTCCGCCCGGGCTGTCGATATGGAGCATCACGCCATCGACGGCTTTGTCTCGGCGCGCCGAGTTCACGGCGCGCTGAAGCATCACGCTTGACGATCCGCCGAACTTGCTAAATCCCTTCGTCATGTGCCCGGCGACGCCGATCGTCGCGATTCCATCCTGGATCACGTAGAGAGGCTCGTTGGCGAATCTGCTACCGTCAGCTTCCTTGGCCGCCTGAAGCACGCCGGATTTCACGGACTGCACGGCACCGCACATCCACCTGGCATCCGCCATCCAAAGTCCCATGTGCATAGCGTAGCACCTGGGATCTTCCGGCCCATTGTGCGCCGCGTCTCTCGTAATCGTGTGCGTGCTCATAGTAGACTCCTTCTCTCGCGATTCATCCCACTGTGAGTGACAGAACGCGGCCCGTTGCTCCGAGTCCGGGAACGTCTGTATCGCCTCTTCATCGCCCATGCAACGATCGACGAACTCTTGTTCGGACTCACCGTCAGTTGGTTCCGGCATCGCAAGTCATCTCCCATGTAGACGCCACACTCAGCACGGCGCGTACGCACGCCTCGGCCACTTCGATTGGCTCGCCGTGCGAGTGACTGGCGCACAACAATCGCAGCGCTCTATCCAGATCGTCGTCCACGGATTTCTTTTCGCCGCCGGCCAATAGTCCAGCCATCGCCTGCCATGACGGCCACAGCGAATCAAACATGTACTTTTCGTGGCCCTCTCGAAACTTCTCGCGCCACGCTTCGTAGTCACCGGGCTTGCCATCGCAGCGCTTCTGTGCCGCTTCCTCGGCCTTATGTCCCCGCCTCATTACTCGTTCGGCGGTTTCGGTGAAGATCATGCGAAACGACTGTGTCACCGCATCCGCACTCGGTGGCGACTGCGATGATTCGTTGCGACGATTTGCATTCGCGAACCCGTCGTCGCGATTGTCGTCCGGCTGTTCCGGCTCAGCATCCGTCGTTGTCATATTCAACGGAACACGATACTTTTGACCTTCACCATTCGGCAGGGGATTCAGGTTTTCCCATGCGCGTACCTCATCGATGTTGTAAACGCCGCTACCGAGTCCGCGAGTGTATCCGTCCATGCGCTTCGCGAGATCGCCGCGCAGCAACTGCTCCGGGACGAACCGCAGCCGATAGACGGCGCGCTCATCTTCCCGGAACAGCTTCCACTCCCATTCTTGTTCAAACACCGTGTACCACGGGGTGTGCGTGAACTTGACGTACCACATCCCAAGTTCTTCGATGTTCGCGAACGTGGCCCTCGAAAGATCCATCAGTAGCGGCGGCGGGATATTCGTCCATCGCGATACGTCCTGCACCGCGAACGTCATCTGCTCGATGATCTGGGAGTCTTTGCCGGTTTGCCCCGCGTGATCTACCCGCGCTTCGCCGCCGGAAAAAATCATAGCCTTGAATGCGTTGCGGGAGCCTACGCGCCCGCTCGTCAGCGCATCAAGGGTTTCCTTTTTTGACTCTTTGTCCATTTTCGCGGGAGTCGAAACGATTACTCCCAGCATGGCGTTGTTCCCGAAAAACGCCTGAGCGTATTCCGTCATCGCGAGATGCAGGCCGATGTTCTGGCGGGCCAGCATGTCGATCAGGCCGTAGCCCATGATCCCATCATAGCCCAGTCCAGTGGTGTGGATCGCGTCGTCGGCGTCGATTCTCTCTCTGCGCCCGTCTATCAATACTTCGTGATAGAGTCGCTTACTTTCAGGATCGCGCCTGGTAGTTGTCATGTGGGGCAGTAAGGGCCACAGCCACTTGGGCCGGCCGTCCATGCGCCGCTCGATTTCGGATCGGCCGTTGCCCCACAACATCGTGTGCAAGAAAGTCGCCCGTCTATAGTTCATCGCCGTCATCTCTGGATTCGCCCGCTTGTTCAGCAGGCTCCAGACGGGGTGATCCCTGTCCGGTTCCACAGAATCCGGGCCGGTGCGGCGCAGCACTCGACAGGGCAACATGGCCCAATGGCTGGCGAGGGTATCGACGGCCCGAAACACGGCGGGTAGCGTCAGCGAATTGTGAGCGTTGACTTCCGGCCCGGCGCGCGTCTTAGCGCCGACACCGTCGTCCAGCAGCCAATCGACAGCGCTGCTTTGCGACGTTTTCGCCATTTGCGGCGCAGCAATCAATGCACCGTACATCACTACTCCCTCAGTCGCCCAATGATGGCGACGACGGTCAACAGGCCCCCGCATACAATCGCACACCAGTATGGTCCGAGCACGCCGAGAACGCCGACGGCCAGCACGAAAAACGAGCCCAATTCTATCCAGTGTCGTTTATTCATACTAGTAGAGCACGGAGACTTCCAGGCTTCCCTCCGGCGACCTATTCATCGCGCGACCTAGAGCCATCACCGCCGCAACAATTCCGTCGATCTTTTCTTTGCTTCGCTTTTTGGTCATCTGTGGATGGCCCGTGTGCGAGATTTCGGCCGTCACGTTTCCGGCCATCCAGCGTGCCACCGGATTGCCATTGTGATGAAATCGCCCACACTTCAACAAGTAGAGCATGTGAGTTACGGGCGCCGTCATGCTCAAGTATCCCTGTCCGAACGGCACCATGTCCCAGCCGTCTTCGTCGCGCAACTCCTGCGCTAACTGCGCCCCCTGAAATAGACGATCGACTCCGCAATCAGCCAACTGATACTGCCTGAAAATCTCGTTCACGCGATTACGAACGAATGCGTAGTCTATCTCATTTCCAGGGGTCATCTCAATAAATCCCTGCCTCGCCCACGTAGCATACGGTACGCGATCCTTTTCCTCACGATCGCGGGCATTCAGCTCCGGCACCCAAAACCACCAGAGCACACGACAGCTCGATATACTGGCCCCATCGTGCTCCGGGAAGACAAGGGCCAGGGCCGTCAAATCCCAAATCTTGGCCAGATCGATACCGCCCCAGCATCGCTGCCCAAGTAAGTCATCGGCCGTGAACTCATCTATGCACCTGTCCCACTGGTCCATCGGGATCATGGCTTCGTCGGCATCGGTTACGATGTTTAGGTTCAGCCGCAAAAAGCTATTGAGCGTCGTCGGAGTTTCGCACGCCGTCTTAACCTCTTGCCTGAACCAGTCTTCCGGGATGATGGTGCCGAGGTTCGGATTCGACTTCCGCCACGTCGCCGGATCGTGAATGTCGTCGTCTTTGTGCGACTCGAAAATAACTGGCAGGAATCGAGGATTAAACCCTGGTTTACTCTCATCGCCGCCGTTATCGCGAACAGCCTTCGCGCGTGCAAGCACTGTGTTGCATATGGATTCGCGATTGTAGTCGGCCGTAGTCACGTACATCGTCAGCGGGTCGTAATGCCCGGATGCCTTACGGTGGAGTAAGTCCGCGAGATCCGGCGTCTTGTGCCTATGTAGCTCGTCGATCATAGAGCAGTAGGGGAATGATCCATCGGCCGTGTTCGCGTCGGCCGTGAGCACGCGGTAAGACGACCGGCATTCATCGTACGTCACGGCCTTCTGCACTGCCCCACCTTTATCGCCGTAGATTTTCAGTCGTGACGAAAGCGCTGGATTCTGCTTGATGAATCCTACGACGTGGGAATAAATGAACGCGCCCTGCTCCCTGGAAGACGCGGCCGAGTACAATTCCAGTCCTTTTTTTCTAAAGCAACAAGTAAGTACAATAGAATTCCGGCCGCAAGCGACGACTTGCCGTTCTTGCTCGCGATGTACAGCAGGCACTCGTTGTACCTTCGATGCCCGGTGCCCTCATGTACCCAGCCGAACAGGCAGCCGACGAGCGACTGTTGCCACGGCACTAACTCAAACGGCGTGCCTTCCATCGGGCCCTTGCAATGACATAGGGCCGTGGGGAAAAAGTCCACGGCTCGCCGAGCGGAGGTAGCGTCGAACGTGTACCCTCGCGACTGAGCGCGCGGATCGTATCCGGGAATCAATCCAAACAGCTTCACCCATTTAGGATCAACGGACATCAACTCACAATCCGAGGACTCAAGAACTTCTCGGTCGGATCGTTCTTTTCGACGCTCCGCGCCTGCACTTTAGAACGAGAAGCCGGACTCAGGCCGAGCTCCTGAATGTACCGCAGCATAGCCGTACGGGCGTCGCGCTGGACGGTCGTCAGCGGATTGCGTCTGCGCTCACCTTTTTTCGTTTCTACAATCGTCCCCTCTGCCGTCAACGCAACTGTCGCCACCTGATAGTCAGCGAGAGATTGGCAATACGCCGCGACCACCGAACGATCCGCCACGGTAAA